CTATCGGTATCTGCGAGTCGGCACCATAAATGACGTCGCCAAAGCCTTCCCCTCCTCGCCCTCGTCCTCAGGGTCATCGGGAGCCGAAGCCTGACGTACGGCTTCGATCTGCCGCTCGATGCCGCGCAAGTTCTCTTGCAGATCCATGGTCACGACACCATCGACGGTGACCTTCAGCGGGTCGCCAAGCAGCTTCGCTCGCCGCTCCCCCAGCACCTCCAGCGCCACCGCACGAGCCGACCGCAGCCGGAAGAACCGGCGCTCCAGGTCGGCCGGGTCCGTGTCCGGTCCAAGCTGCGCCAGCAGCCACGACCGCTGGAACTCATCCACCAGCCTGCCCTTTCTCATCTGTACGGGAGCGGCCCGCCACCAGGCGTCCCCGGTGGCGGGCCATGGGTCACGGTGCCGCCGAAGCGGGCCGCGAGCGGCGCGGCGGCGACTTCTTCGCACTGCCTCCTGCCTCCCCGGGCTCCGGGTCGACCGTCTTCTCTGCGGTCGGGTCCGGCTCGCCGACCGCGATCGGCAGCGACCCGCGCCCCTCGGGCGGGACTTCCCACGCATCGGGGTTCACCACCAGGGCAGCGAGGCGCGGTTCGGGCTCCTCGCCGGGCAGGAGGATCAGCTCCTCGCGCGTGGCTGGGTCCTGCACGTACACGGCGGCTTTCAGTCGAGGCACCGGCATCACAGGACCTTCGCCACGATGTGCGCGTCCGGAGTGTGCATGACCGGCATGCCGACCGCCGCGCCCTTGGTGTAGATCTGCACCGGGTCGTCCTGGACCCCGCGGGTGATGATGATGCCCGGCGCGTCCTCGCGGATGATCTCCGGGTTGGTGCCCCGCGAGAGCACGAGCGCCTCGGCCGTCACCCCGATCTGGGTCTGCGCCCATTTCTCCCGGTCCGGCGGGATCAGGCACCACAGATCCTCCGGAAGCACCTTGCGCGGCTTGCCGTCCACCCGCACCTGCGCCTTGTAGAAGGTGATCGGTGGCAATGAATAGTTGCCGCGCACCACGTTGATCTGCTGCGGGGTGAGTGTCGCCGTCGGCGTCGTGGACGGGTTCACCGACCCGTAGTAGGCCGCCCTGTAGGAGTTGTTCGCCGCGAGGTAGGAGAACGCCTTCCGACTGGTGACCACCAGTTCCGGTTCCGGTGCGCCGACGTCGTCCAGGTACTGGATCCACCGCAACTCATCCGCGATCGGATCCGACTCCGGGTCCCACCACGGCCGCTGCGCAACCGGCATGTTCGCCGCAGGGACGTTCCAGTCGACCTCCAGCGTCAGCCCGTTCTCCTGCACCAGCGAGAACTTGCCGTCCGCCAGCACGTCGCCGGCAGCCATCTCCAGACGCGACTGGATCGCCTCCACGTGCCGCTCGACATCGTCATACAGCAGCTCGATCAGCCGGTCCTGGTCCGAACCATGCGAGGCTTCCAGCAGGATCTGCTCCTGCTCGGAAACCATCAGCTTCTGCCCCAGCGCGGGCAGCGCCCCCTCACGGGAGGTCTGCCACGCCTCACGGGTGGCGAACGGCACGCTCGCGTTGAACGCCCGGTACTTCGCCACGTTCACGTACCGGCCTGAATCCTTCACCCGCCACTTGACCTCCCGCAGCACCAGCGTCGGGAAGATGCTCTGTGTGAGAAGGAAGTCCTTCGGAGAAGGGATCGCCCGCGCGAACGCTGTCAGATCGACAACGCCCACGTCTTTCAACAGGTCCTGAATCGACACAGGTCAGACCCCGCTCACACGAACCGGATCAGCGCAGCCCGCGGGTGCCAGGCCAACTGCGACAGGTCGATACCGCCGGGCACCTTGGACGCCTTGACCGCCCCGTGCCACAGCAGCGCGGCCGGAACCCGCGTCTGCCCCGGCGCGAACGGCGCCTCCGCGATCACGAAGCCGCGCAGCGCCTGACGCCCGCAGTGCGCCTCCGGGTCGTACGGCCCGTACAGGCCCGACTCGGTGACCTTGCCGACCGGCACACCCGAGAAGACCCGGCCGTACGGGTCACAGCCATCCCCGCACTCGTAGTGCACTCCTTCGGTGAACAGCGGCAGGTCGAGGGTGATCGTGTCGGTCTGGTCGGTGCCGTGCAGCGACGCCAGCCACTCCCGGTTGGCGGTCAGGTACTGCGAGGACTCAACGGGCTGAATGGACATGCTCTGTCTCCATTGGACGATGCGGTCAGCTTCCGCACACCGCCCGCCAGGGCAGTGCCGTCCACGGGGAGAAGGGGCGTGGTCCCCTGTACACCGGTCAGCTCGCGGCGTTGCTGAACTCCGGGATCAGGCCACGGCGCTGGGCCATCTCCAGCCCGGCCGCGCCCGGATTCTGCCGGGGGGCTGTCCGCGACGGGGCTCGTCCGGCCGGAGCGCCCGCCGGAGCTGCCGGCACCGGGCCGCGCACCTCGCCGAACAGCTCCGGCCGTCGGGAACGCAGGGCCTCGGCCGCCGCCTGGATCTGCGCATCGTCGGCGTCCTCCTCGTCGACGGCCAGCAGCCGCTCAGCGTCGGTAAGGTCGTCGCCTTCCGCGCCAAGGGCCACCAGCGCCGCCCGGCGGATCGCCGCACGCTCCCGCTCAGCGGCCAGTTCCTCACGACGGGCGGCCTGCAACTCCCGTTCGGCCGCCGCCTGCTCCCGACGCTCGACCTCCGACAGCGCGGCCTGCTCAGCCTCCCGCTGCTCGGTAACGAACTCCGTCAACGCCTTCGGGGTATCGAACCCCAGCGTCGAGAGCAGCCGCTTGATCGCAGCACGTTCCCCCTGAGCCTTCTCCCGCGTGAGCATCTTGCCCAAGCGGTCCTGGGTGACGGTGACTTGGTGCTCCTGGCCGCCTTCCTCAGCGTCGTCCAGGCGCTCGTTCGTCTCGTCCTCTGACGAGGCCCCGAGTATCGGGAAAATCGGCTGCCCGTCACGGCGAAAGCCGACAGGGTGCCGAGGCGGTAGGGGCGGAACCATACAACTCCTCCAGGTGCGCGCCCCCGCGCTGCGGATCAGTGTAGTCATGGCCGCCGACAGCACTACCGCTTACCATCTGCCCACTACTGCCGCCCGCTGGCAGACGCGAACCCAAATGCCCCAGGCCGCTCGCCGCTGCCCTTCGACGGCTCTCCATCTCCACCAGCGTCGCTCTTTACCGGCTGCTCCTCGTCCTTCGACTCTTCATCCGCGTCCCCGCGACGGGCCGCCGCCTCCGCCATCCGCGCTGCCGCCTCCTCCTGCGCTTTCGCGCGGATGCGCTCCACTTCCTCCGCCGCGTCCTTGATCCGGTAGCCCGCGTCAATCAGCATCGCCACCGCCGTCTCCAGCGAGATGACCCCGGCGCCGTACGCCTGGACGACCTCCTCAAGCACCGCAGCCCGGTCAGTCGGCGTGTGCGGTGCCCACGCCAGCCGCGCCCGCAGCGTCTCTCCGGCCGCCCATCCCTCTCCCCGTCCGGCCTGATACAGCCGCTGCACCATCTTGAACAGCAGCCGGTACTTGTGCTCCCTGGCCAGCCGCATCATGCCGATCAGCGCGTCCAGCGGCCCCAGCGCCAGCTTCAGCGCGTACCCCGACGGCACCTCCGTGGCGTCCAGCGTGCCGAGCCCGGCCGCCGTCACCCGCGAATTGGCCGCGATCCGCTCCAGGAGGTGATCCACCCGCGCCCTCAGCTCCGCCAACTGCGGCGACGTGTCCAACGCGTCCATCCGCCCGGTCTCGCCGAGCTGCCACACCGCACCGGCCTTCACCTCAAGCTCCTGCGGCCTGCCCGTCGCCCGGTCCACCGGCAGCCGCGCACCCGCAAGCCCGATGATCGGCGTACCCGTCGTCGCGGATGCCGCCGAGCTGTCCGAGTCCGTGGCCGCGAGCTCATCGAGCGCCTGCAGCACGCGCGCCAAGACCGACCGGCCCCAGTGCTCCCCGCCGTCCGGGATCGTGTTCGCGATGTGCACCACCGGAACGAAGTCGATCATCAGATCCAGTCGGTTCAGCTCCGTGCCGTCCGGCCGCACCCGGAAGCTCGCCTTGCCCTCCGGCAGCCGGTCCAGCGTCTCGCCGTTCTTCAGGTCCTCCAGCAGCCACTCCGCATCGGTGAGGTAGCACGTCACGTTGGACGCCCGGCCCTGTTCCCACGGGTACTGCCGCCCACCAACCGCAGCACCATCGTCACCGGGCTCCCCGTCCTCGAAGATCGGCCCCAGCTCGTACGTCACCCGACGCACCCTGGCCTTCAACCCGGCCTCGTCATCCGCCGGCAGCTCCCACGCCAGATGCACCCGGCTCGGGAAGTCCTCGTCCTCGTCACCCCACTGCGGGAAGAAGAACCCCGGATCATAGATGCGCAGCGTCGGCCGCTGCTTCGCCGGGTTCCAGGCCAGCACCATCACGCTGTCCCCGAGCAGCACCGCCGCCCGCTCGGCTTGCTGGACCCGGAACGTCAGCAGCTCCTTGTCCGCCCACTTCCGCAACCGGTCCTGCACCGCGGCCGACTCCGCCGAACCCGGCGTCGGAGTCTCCTCGTCGGCGTGCTCCGCCCCTTCAACGGCAACCTTCTGCTCCGAACCGAGGAGGTAGCCGAGCGCGGTGTCCACGAGCTTCGACGCATCGCCCAGCTCCCGCCGCTCCAACGCGCTCTCATCGCCGCCGACCGCCGCAAGCTGCCCTGCCTGGTTGTTGTCGTACGACGCCAGCACCTTGTACGCGGCCAGCCGCCGCAGCTCGTGCGGCGGCACCCACGTCTTGGCCAGCTCCGGAAACGCACGGCTGCCCGGGCGCCCGGCGTCGGCCATAACCGGTTTGTAGTTCAGCCACGACCAGGCGTCGATCACGAGTTGGCGCAGGCCCACGGGTCCTCCAGGACGTCGGCCCCGCGCCATGGAGGCACATTACTGCGCCCCCGCAGCGGCTATGGAACCAAGCCCGGCCATTTGGTCGTTTATCAAGCCATGGACACGGTTAAGCGCCTACAGAGCCGGGTTGAACGCATTCCGATCAGGCTACGAATCTGGTCAATCGGCGGGACCGGCACCATCTACTTGCTGTGCGGGCTGGCCATCGCCCGACTCGGAATGTCACCAGCGTGGGCGTGGGGCTTGTTCGTCGGTTGGTTCACCTCCTTGGCGACCTTCGTCGTGCTAGTAAACGAAGCGAGTACCCGCCTTACTCCTCGCACCAGAAGCCGATTGTTCACCCTCCGGAACGTCATATCGGTAGCCGGATACCTGGGGCTCACCGCATTCGCCGTATGGGCGCTGACCTTTGACCGAACAGCGGGGATGGTCCTCTTCGTCCTCGTCGCCTTCGCCAACTACTTCATCGCTGGAGGGGCCACCGAACAGCTCATTCGGCTAACACAACTGCATGCCCGTATCACCCAGCGGGTTGCGTTTCGCATCATCGCCATCGCCGCGGCAACACTGGCTCTCGCCCTCTTCCTCACCACCACCCGGACAGCACCCGATCAGCAAAACACCAACTTCAACTTCGTGATGGGGATCTTCCTCACGGCGGGCGCCACCTCCCTGAAGGTCCACTCCCGTGCAAGAAAGCTGTGCACGCAAATCAACGGGCAAGCACGATCTTTGATTCTGGCCCTGGACTCTCTGACGTCCACAACAGCCGATCAAGCCAACTCCCACGCCGACAACGCCCGACGCGAGTGGCTAAAGCTGAGTCAAATGCTTGACGGTCGCATCGAGACCGGACTTCCGCTGCACAGCACTGCACTACTTCCGGCCCCGAACCGGCATCGGCTCCAAGCCCTGGTGAACATGGCCCTCGTAGACACTCCGCAAGGAACCTTGTTCGTTTCTCAGGCACGAGCGGAACTCTGCGAGTTGGCTGCTGCGTGCGCCCCTCGTAACGACACAACGCTCTAGCCTCACCGCCCAACCGATGCGTGCCCTAGCTATCCCTACCTCCGACCATCCAATCGCCGATCGTCCCCCGAACGCCCGGAGATGGCATGGCCAGATCAAGAGAAGCACGACAGCACCCACACGGCTGAGGCGGGTTCGCCCGGCGGACCCGCTGCCGAGATCGTTTCCGTCAGGCTGAGCAAAGGGCATTGTCCAGCCCTCAACGGCCTTTCACTGCCGCGGACTTGTCTAGGATCTCCTCTTGCTGGGCATAGCCCGGTGATCCACTCTTCGGCCATGTCCGGAAGGAGGAACAATTGGCCAAGCATGCTCGACCACGTAGGAACGACAAGGAGAAGATGAAAGAACGCCGCGAGCGGACGATGCTCGCGATCAAGGTTGCCGCCTTGATCTACGCCATCGCCCGCTCATGTAGCGGCAACAACTAAACGCGCGAGGGGCGCTCCGAGACCGCAAAATCAGGGGGCGTCCCTCGCCCATAACTGGCCCCACAGTAAGGGATCAAAGTACACAGCGAAATAAGAATATGCAACGGCGGCAACTCGTATGTGCACCTACGACACAGAACTCATCGACGGCCGCTGAGTCGCTGATCGTCCCCGCCGCGCGGGGGCGGCATCGTCGGGTCAAGGAACAGGTCCCACAGGGCCCACACGGCCGAGTCCAACAGGTCCGGAGAGTCCTCCGTCTCCCCCTGGCCGACGAAGGTCGTCATCTGCTCCTCCAGCTCCGCGAACAGCCGAGCCGAACCGACATGCGACACCCGGACCTGCTCGTACAACTGGGCGGCCGGGGCCGCCCGCGCCCGCTTCCCTCTCGTGGCATGAACAATGCGCCAGTTCACCGTCGGGTCCACCTGCCCCAGGAGCGCGGGCAGGTAGTCACCGCCGTTGTTCGCCTCGATGACCACGCAGTCCGCCCGGTGCTCGTGGTACAGCGTGGCAGCCCGCTTCATTGCCTGTGTCGGCGTGTACCGGGCCTGCTCGCAGTGCAGCAGATACCCACGAGGCCGGTCGTCCCCGAACATCGTCTCCACCGGGAACCCGCGCCCAGCCACCGTGAACGCCGTCATATCGGCGTTCTCGTGCGACTTCGTGGCCGGGTCCACGGCCACGACCACGCGCTGGAGGTCCGGCAGGTGCTCGGGCCGAGGCCGGAAGCCCTCGACCTCCAGCATCCAGCCCTTCCACAGTGCGCCCTCCACGTCCTCGAGCAACTCGCCGGACAGCTCCTGCCGCCCCAGCCGTGTGCCGGCGTACTCCGCCTCCAGCTCCTCGCGCGCCGCCATACTCAGGTTTGCGTCGTTCTCCCGCATGTGCCCGCGGGTCAGCACCACCCTGGGCGGCTCCCCGCCCTCCCGATATGCCTTCTCCTGCAACCGGCCGCGCTCGACGAGCCGCTTGACATGAGGGAGCGGCTTCGGCGTCGTGGAGATCACAACCTGCGGAGTGTCCGCCTCACGCAGGCAGAACCACAGCATGTCGTACACCTCTTGCGCGGTGTGCCGCGACCAGGCCGCGTACTCGTCGCACCACGCCTTGTCGAACGCCCAGCCACGCAGGTTGTCCGGCGTCTCCGCACCGAACCCCCGGATCAGTGTGCCGTTCACCAACCGCAGCGTCGTCTCCCCAAGCGAGGAGTTGTACTTCGCCACCTCCTCCGGCGGGAACACCGACAGCAGCCCTGACTTCGGGGAGTCGAAGCAGATGTCCCGCACCAGCGTCGCGTTCTTCGCCACCACCGCGATCTGCAATCCCGGCGTCTTCGCCCACTCCCGCACCGCCTCCGCAGCCGTCCGCGACTTCCCCCAGCCGCGGCCGGTAAGCAGCATCCACACCGTCCACAGCCACGACGGCCGCCGCTGTGCCGCCCGCGCGTGATGGTGCAACCACCCTTCATGCGGCAGCCCGTCGCAGTCCGGCACCTCACACGCCCACCGGCGCGCCGACAGCTCATCGGCCTGGACCAGCTCGGCCACCTCAGCCTTCAGCTGCTCCAGGCTCATGACCCCCGGGTCCGCGAGGTCGGCGATCATCTGCCGCTTGGCCCGACCCCGGCTCACTACGCTCCCTCCGACAGCCGACGCTCCAGCTCCCGCCGCAACTGATCCATCCGGGCCCGGCGCTCCTCATCCGTCAAGGCAGCAACATCCGCGCCCTGTTCGCCCACGCTCATGCCAGCTCCCACTGGTTCCTCGCCGATCGCCCGCCGCTCGATCTCGGCCGCCACCTGGAAGTAACGCAGCAACTCGGACACAGACAGCTCGCGCGGGTCGAGAGCCTGGAGCCGCGCCACTGCCTTCCCCAGCACCGCCTGCGCGATCTTGGCGTGCCGACGGGCGACGTCACGTCGTGCCTGCCGCTGCTCTGCCAGGAACACCCTGTCCTGCTCGCGGTCGTACGCCGCCGCCCGCATCACCCATGCGTACTGCCGCGACCAGCGGAACAGCAGCGTGCGGCTTTTACCCAACTCTCCCGCAACCTTCGCAACACTCCGCGCCGCTCCCAGATCGCGGTAGGCCGCGAACGCCTCGAACGCCTGAGGCGACTCCCCGCTCTGCCGCTCCCAGGGCTCCACCGGGCTCTCAGCCACCGCTCACCTCCTCACCAGCGGCCGTCTCTAGTGCTCCCGTGCAGCGAGGACATCCAGCGCCCGCCACGGTTCGTTCTCCGGCACGCTGCCCTCGCGCACCAGCCGGTCGATCGCGGCCCGGACCGCGGCCGCCGTCTCCACCGGCACCTCCCGCACGCCGAACACCGTCTCCAGCGGCGCCGTTCCGCCCCGGTGAGCTTCACCCGAGGCCGCGTCGAACCAGCCCTCGGCCAGCTCGCCCAGGTGCCGCTCGAACACTGCGAGGATCACGCCGAGCGCGGTTGCGCTGTTGCCGATCTTGTACGCCGCGCGGGACGTCTCCAGCGCGTCCAGCACTGGCTCGTACTGCTCCAATCCAGCCACCCACCGCTGATCGGCTGCGCCGGTGGCCCGGGCCGCGTCGAAGGCCGCCTCGGCGCGCTCCAGCTCGTCGGGCAGAAACATCAACTGCACGCTGGCGAAGTCGAGGTTGGCCTCACCCAAAGAGGCGACATCCACGTTCTCCAGGAGATCCAGCGTCTTGTCGTCCAGGCCCGTGTACTGCCGCCATTCCACCGCCTCCAGCTCTTCGTACAGCTCCTTGAGGATGGCCGGGTCGTCCTGGCCCGCAATCGCGTTGTGCGAGAGCTGGAGCGCGATCTGCCGCTGGCGGGGCAGCGGCTCGTCTATCTGCATCCACCAGATCGCCTCCAGGCCGGCCTCAATCGCAGCGAGCGTGCGATGGTTGCCCGACAGCACGATGAGGCGGCCGCTGTCCACGTCGTTCCACACCAGCGGCGTCGAAGTCAGGCACCCGTCGCGCTGGATGTTCGCAACAAGCTGCCGGAACTGCTCGTGCGGAAGGAACCGCGCGTTCAGGTCCAGCAATGTCAGCGTGCGCGGGTCGCCCTGCACCATCTGCGGCGGGGCAAGCGGCGTCGTCTCCTCCATGATCAGACCTCCGTCTGCGTCGTCCGGGTGCCCCACCGCTTCGCCCACTTCTCCAGGGCCTCGGCGAGCGAGTGCTCACCCATCGCCCCCTGGTACTGGAGCTGGAACTTCCAGCCGTCCTCGTTCGAGGGACCGCGCTTGGTCAGCCGCAGCAACCCGCGGTACTTCATGGACACCGGGTTGTTGCTGAACGCCGTCGTGGACACCGCCCGGATACGGCGCGAGAACGCCCGCTGGCACATGAGCTGCGCCTCCGAGCTCGTGGCGGCGAGCACCACCAGCTTCGACAGGCGCGGGTAGTCGGTTGGCGCGACAGCGAAATCGCTCAGCAAGTACGCCTCGTCCGGCGTGTAACTGCTGGGGGACAACGCGAACACCCCCAGGATGCGCCCGACCCCATCCTTGACCGCGACCGCGAGGTTCGCTGCCCCTGGTGCGATGCGCGGGTTCAGGTACCGGGAACGCAGCGCGTTGAACTGGCCGGGCTTGAGCATCGCCAGCTTGATCGGTCCAACCAGTTCGTCACCACGGCGCAGCCGGGGCGCCTTGACCGGCTCGACGGGCTGGCGCGGCGCGACGATCCGGGTGGGCGCCTCACTGGCGTAAACGTAAAAGGGAGCAGCACGCGGGGTCGCCTTGATGACGCCGCGCAGGTAGGGATGCAGGTCGGGCACGTCGTGGTTGGAGGCGGTCAGCCAGTAGGGCCGGTCGGTGATCGCGCCGAGGACGTCCACCACATCAGCGTCCGAAAGCGGCTCGTACTCCTGGGCGTCCCAGACGAAGTGCTCGTTCAGCGGCTCGTACAACTTCTCGTAACCCCCTCCGTAGAAAGGGGGGAAAGAGCACACGGGAGCGTCGCGGGGCACCTTCTGGAGCCACGAGCGAACATCTTCGACCTCGTAGGAGGCCAGCTCGACATCGGAACCGGAGAGCCGTTGCACCGTCTCCGCATGCTTGACCTCCCACTGCTCCCGGTATGAACGCACCACCCGCTCGTGCCACAGTCCTTCGCGTCCCACGCTGGCGAGGAAGCGGGTACCAAGCATGAGCGTGGCGACCGTTCCCACGCCGTCATCCAGGAAGCCAGCCAGCCAGCCGAGGTGTTCTGTGCTCTCCTCGCGCAGCCGGATGCCTACGGGCTGACGGGTGAGCCACCGGCCGATGGCCGTGGTGTAGATCGAGACGTCCGAGGAGTGGAGCGCGAAGCCCATGCCCGCCACGCTGCGCTCAATGGTGAAGTTTCCACAGCATGGAACGTAGACCTCTCCACGCGGCCAACTTCCGGCGGTCTCGCGCACGATGGCGCGCATGGGGCCCGGGATGGTGCCCTGGAACATCTCTCGCCTCCTGGGTACTGCGATAACGAGGAACGCCAACGCCCGCCCCGGCAAATGCCGGGCCGGGCGCCGCGCTGGAACCTAACACAACGAGCAATTTGCATCTATCAAGAATGTCATCTATCTATGATCCCTCGCCCGACACCACGAAAGCGGGTCCACCCCCACGTCGGCGAGGAGCACCACGATCGTGAACGGAACCTAACGAACATCGCCGGTTTACCCCCAGCGGCGGGGAGCACGTCCTGGCTGCGATGAGGGCACAGGTGGCGAGCGGTCCACCCCCGCGTCGACGGGGAGGACAACAGCCAAGACGCCGACGGTAGCGTTCCCCACTTCGGCACCGAAGCCGAGGCCGCCGAGCACCTCCTCGCCGACCCCGACCGCTACGCCAACGTGTGGCACCAGAGGCCCGAGGACCGACTCGTCTGCTGGCGATCCGATGCCCTGCACGACTGGGCGCGCGAGCAGGACGGCAAGAGCCGACCCGGGCCCGACGCCATGACCGTCAGCTACAGCGACAAGGAGGTCCACCCGTGACCGATCGCCCCACCCCCCGGCCGAGCTCCGCGAGCAGCGTGCCCGGCTCCCGGTCGAAGCCGGTCTCGTCTACGACCTGCTCCGCGCACGGGCCGCCACATGGACGCTCAGCCCTGAACAGCAGGACCCCACCCCAGCAGGCCAGGAGCAGCAGACAGCCCAGACCTGCACGTGACACTGTGCCTCGCCCCGCCACTCGGTTGTACCCGTTCCGGTCGCGGGGCGCACTGCTGTCCGGTTGTGAGACGTAGTGATTACGGTGTGAGCTGCTCGATTCGAAGTCGAATAGCAATCCCCACAAGGATTCTTGGTGAGTTAGCGCACAGGAAGCACTGTAAGGGCGATATCACTTCGCTACGGTGGAGCCGTCACAGATGAAGCGACGAGGCGAGCAGAAGGCGATCTACGATGAGCAGCGACGCGCCCTGGACGATCGAACGTATTCGCGATGCTCTCGGTGACCCTGACCTAGCCCAGCGGTTCCTCAGCGAGATCAACCGAGCGCCGGTCCACGAGTTGCTGTCGACATTCGCGCGCTGGGAACGCATCGCCAAGAACACCCTTGCGACTGTCCAGCGAGCCCGTGAGCTGGCAGAGCATGATGCCCGCGGCGAACAGCCCCCGGGGGAATGGGTGGACGCGACAGAGCGCATTCAGCGGGAAGCCGAGCAGATCCGGGGCCACGGCGCCACCTAATCCCACAATCAGGTTACGCTCCGCGTCAGATCGACTACGCTTCCCAAAGGGGGCTGGCGGATCGATAACGCGCATCACATGCGCATGGACGCGAAGGACCACAACACCGGTGTATCGCCTCAAGTACGACGCTGCCGCCGAGGCCGTCCACAACGCGCTGCCGCCCGAAGCGAGGGAACAACTCACCCTTGCCCTCGCCGACGCGTGCGAGGACCCCATCGCGGCAACCAAGCCCTACGGGCTCGTGGACGACGGCGTCATGCGCAAGATCCTCACCGGTGACGTCCTCGCGATCCTCCTCATAGGCAGCGGCCTCAAGGAGCTCACCGTCCTCCAGGTCGAGTACCTCGGCTGAGTGAATCTCGAAGCCCCCGGCCAACGAGGTCGGGGGCCTTTCGCTGTCCGGCTTGGCATCACCAGTCGATGCTGTTGCCGTTGCCGTCCTCGGCGTTCGTGATCTGGCAGTGAAATCTGGCTTGAGGGTTGAACTTCCCTGAGACGTCGTAGGTTGTCGCGTCAGTCGGCCCACTCTCCAAGCCCGGTCCCACCCCCATGACCCACCGGTCGTATGCCCAGCCCACAGTGTGGCCAGGTCCGAAACACCCCCGCATCGGCGGGGAGGACTACGACGCTTTGCCGCCCTACGAGCAGAGCCTCGGAACACCCCCGCATCGGCGAGGAAGACTGCTCCGCCCAGCACTACCCCGCGACATCGCCGGAACACCCTCGCATCGGCGAGGAGGACCGTGCCGTCCTGGGCGACCAACGCGAAGGTGGTCGGAACACCCCCGCATCGGCGGGGAGGACACCATGCCCGGCGGGTGCAAGTGCGGGGGGAGCGGAACAGCCCCGCGTCGGCGGGGAGGACTGCGCGGGGCCAGATTTCTAGCCCGCGGGGCCAGATGGAACACCCCCGCGACGGCGGGGAGACCGCCACCGGCCTCACCTACCTCTCCGTGCGCGGCGGAACACCCCCGCGACGGCGGGGAGACCGCAGCGACCCCTGATCGTTCGTGCGATCAGAGCGGAACACCCCCGCGACGGCGGGGAGACCTTCGCGATAGGTATGGGGACCTACCGGCACATCGGAACACCCCCGCGACGGCGGGGAGACCGGTCAGCAGCTCGAACATCACGTCCAGGGCGCCGGAACACCCCCGCGACGGCGGGGAGACCTGCACCGTCCCGCGCCCCTGGTCCGTCACCAGCGGAACACCCCCGCGACGGCGGGGAGACCGTGACTTCCAGGACCTGGTGGACGAATCGCTCCGGAACACCCCCGCGACGGCGGGGAGACCGTCAAAAGCACTGAGCTCGTCCGGAGGCAGACGGGAACACCCCCGCGACGACGGGGAGACCCCGGCCTGCTGAAGGCAGGCGAGGGCGGCCGCCGGAACACCCCCGCGACGGCGGGGAGACCTGCGGGCGGTGACGTCCATCGGGTCTCGACTCCGGAACACCCCCGCGACGGCGGGGAGACCAAATCCGCGGCGCGGTCGGGACTGATCCCGGCCGGAACACCCCCGCGACGGCGGGGAGACCGCCTTGGCCCTGCGGGCGAGGACCTTGCGCAGCGGAACACCCCCGCGACGGCGGGGAGACCACGGCCCGAGACGCCATGGTCATCCGTCACGGCGGAACACCCCCGCGACGGCGGGGAGACCGAGGCGTTCGGCGGCGGCCGGGTCCTGGCTGCCGGAACACCCCCGCGACGGCGGGGAGACCTCTTTCTGACCTGCGACTTAGAAACGACTTTGCTTGTTCTTTGCCACGTCAGATGAGGCAAAACGCTCCAGGGGCTGCACGATGCCCACTTTATCCGAGGCACGTTCGGGGAGGGTGACGCTCGGTGGCAAGGCCGTCGGATGACAGCAGTCGGGGCAAGGTGTCAGTGGTGGGTGCTTGGATCGGTCGGCGGAGCGACCTCCCACCGTGTGGCGGGGCGCAAGCCAGTGTTGAAGTGGGAGGAAACGTCATGATGCGCAAGCAAGATGCGCTAGATGAGTCCGCGTGGGGGAAGTCGCGGGGCCTGGATCCGGAGCGGCCTCCGTATCCGCTGGGGGATCCTCAAGATCCCCGACAGAGTCAGCGTCCGGATATGGACGGGGCTCGTCCGTATGTGGACGGCCACCCCCCCGATGACGGCTGCCACCCAGCGTGGCCGCAGCCATCGGCGCCGACCGGCCGCACGCCGCGCGAGCCCCTGTTTGATTCTCAACCTCCGCACGCGGCGCATTGATAACATGTTTCGCCCATTCCTACTCTGCGCCCCCGATCTTGACGCACACCCGGTACAGTATCGTCGCTGGTGGGGCGGTTCAGGATGACTATTCAGACTCTTGTGCTGTTTCCGTGTGGGGAAGCGAGGACGAGTGCAACTGGCCTGGGGGAGGCACTCCCGAGTCCCTGAATTCGCCACATCCGCCAAGATGACTAAGAACGACCGGGTCCACCGAAACTGCGGTGGGCCCTTTTCATGGCCGACGTGTCACCCGGGGTCGGGAAGCCGATGTGCAACTGGAATCGGGTGTTCCGTTCACATGACGAGGGGAGCGTGATGGCTGTGAAAAGAGCGTGTACAAGACTACGCCGGACAGCCGGGAAACGTACGGGCCCGCTGGCACGAGTGGGCTTATCCGGTTTCTTGCTGTTGGGCAGCGCCATGGGCGCGACGGCCGGGACGGCCGCCGCTTCGACTGGCGATGGCACCCTGACAGTTCAGGTGCTGCGCGATTTCTTCGGCACCGGCATGATCAACACGACCATGGATGTGCCGCAGCGGGGCATGAAGGTCGACGTGTCGGACCCTGCCGGCCATCGGGTCACCGGCACCACGGATGCCGCCGGAAAGGTGGTGGTCTCGCCGTCGACCGCGCTGACCGGCGGCCAGTACCGCGTCGACGTCACCGTCCCGGCGCCGTACAACAAGTATCTGCGGGCGGCGCCGGCCTCGACGGCGGAAAACCACTTCGACAGCTTCACGACGTTCGTGGATGTGTCGGGCGGTAAGGACGACTCGGTCATCACCGGAGTCTGGAACCCGGCCGACTACGCACTGCCGGACACGCGGTATTACGTGCCGATCCAGAATGCTTCCAGCGGGAAAGACACCCGGGCACTGGTGGCGTTCGGGACGGACAAACGAGGTACGTGTCCCGACCAGACGGCGTGCCCGACCACGATCAACACGCAGGACCAAGTGGGCACGACGTTCGCACTGGCCTACGACAAGTACCGGAAGCGGCTGTTCCAGGGCGAGTTCGCCCGGCGGTACACCCCGTACGGGCCGGACGGCGGTGATGCGATCTACACCACGCCGACCGACGGTGGGAGCGCGCCGGAGCTGTTCGCGAAGGTGTCGGGCGCCGCGGTGACGCCGCACGACGCCACCAACATGATCAAAGACGCCGGGTTCACCAACGCGCCCGGCAAGGAGAGCATCGGCGGGCTGGCCCTGTCCGAGGACGGCTCGACGCTGTACGCGGTGAACCTGCGGACCCGGCGCCTGGTCAGCTTCGACGCGACCGGGACCACCGCATCCGCACCCGAAGCGACGGTGCGCATCCCGGACCCGGGCTGCGCGGCGTCCACCGACTGGCGGCCATTCGCACTCTCCACACACGACAACAAGCTCTACGTCGGTGGCGTGTGCAGCGCGGAAAGCACGCAGAAGCGCGAAGACCTGAAAGCCGTCGTCTACACCTACGACGGCGAACAATTCGACACCGTGCTGACCCAGCCACTCACCGGCGAGCGCGGCACCGTCTATGCCGGTGCCGAGGGGAACGACCAGGCAAACCACTGGAACCCGTGGAACACCAACCTGGCGACCTGGGACCAATTCAAAGTGAACGGAGGAAGTACCCTCGTCAATCCACAGCCGGAGCTCGCGACCCTCGCCTTCGCCCGTGACGGTTCGATGATCGTCGGTTTCCGCGACCGGTTCATGGACGTGGTCAGTGGAGGCGGGCTGGACCCCCGGCCGGGCAATGACACGCCGGAAAACGGCATGTCCGGTGGTGACATCAACATGGCCTGCGCCAATCCCGACGGTGGATACGCGTGGGAAGGCACCGGGAATTGCCCCAACCACGCCGACCCCGCCACCGACGGCGGCCAGAACAGCGGTGTCGTCGAATACTTCCCGGGCGACTACGTGCGGAACAACGGCGCACCGAACGACCCCCGCGGGGTGCACAACGAAGCCTCCCAAGGGTCGGTCGCCTACATCCCGCAGCAGCAATGGGTCATCAGCACGCAGCTGGACCCGACCGACAACTACAGCACCGACGGGACCGGTTACTACGACATCCAGACGGGTCAAGGGCCCGGTAACAACCATTCCGCCAACGCGTACCAGTTCGTCAGTCCGACCGACAATGGGTTCGGTAAGGCCGGTGGGCTCGGCGATATCGCCTTTGAGGCGGCGAACGCGCCGATCCAGATCGGCAACCGGGTGTGGTTCGACGGCGACCACAATGGGATCCAGGATCCCGAGGGTCCCAACGAAGTGCCGCTGCCGGACGCGACGATCAACCTGTTGGACACCAGCGGCAAGCAGGTCGCCACGACCACGACCGACGCCGCCGGCGAGTACTACTTCGGTGGAGTCGGCGCCGCCTACGAGCTCAAGCCGGGTGCGAAGTACACAGTGCAGTTCGATGTGTGCACCGCAGACACCAGCAAGGTGCCGAGGCAGCCGGCGGCCACCAAACTGCGGTTCACGCTCCCGCGGGCCGGCGCCAACCGAGCACATGACTCCAATGTGACCCCGCCGACGACCGGGCGACTGTGTAATGGACGCGCACCTGTCACGGCGCCGGACAAGCCGGGCGAGGTCGATCACACGATCGACGCCGGCGTGTACATCCCCAAAAAAACACCGCCGACTCCTACGCCGACACCCACTCCGCCATCGTCTGAGCCGCCAACCCATGAGCCGCCCGCGTCCGCACCGCCCAACCAGCCGGGCCCCCAGACCGGCGGAGGCACAGGTGGCACAGGTTCGCTGGCCCACACAGGTACGTCGTCCGGCCTGATGAAGATCGCCTCCCTCAGTGCCCTGCTGCTCGGCACAGGCGCGACATTCGCCTTCGTGACCCGGAAGCGTCGCGCCAAGACGCACTGA